CGCGCTTGTTTCACTGATGATTTCAACAGCCGAAACTTTGTTGCGAGCGATGAAGGCGGACTTGGCGGCGGCGGAGTGGAAGTGGAGCGTTGCGTTCGACATGCGGTGAACCTACCCCGCCGGATGATTTCCGCAAGAAAAGAATCAAGTTTCTGCGCAATCGTTGGAAGCAGTAGGCAGTTTTTCCATCGCCCACTTCAAATAACAGGCTTGATCTAGGCATTCTTCGTAGGCGTGTTGCAGTCTCGCCCGCAATTCTAGATCGTTTTGCGCGAGCGTCATTCCATACTTGGCAATGCCGATCCGCTGCCGTGCCGCGATGTCCGCGCAGACCTGGGCTTCGATGCCGGTTGGTTGATCGTTCATGGTTTTTTGCGTTCGATGTGGCTCAGGATTCTGAATATCAGATTAGCGAGCCGTGGATGGCCGGCCAGGATCACGGCTAGGGATCGGGATAGGTGACTCATGGCTCGTGCTTAAAATCGACGATCACTCGCGCCATTTGAACTGCCGTCTTGACCGGCTTCGCCTTCTTGCCGTTCGCGCCGGCCAGCATTCCGTGCCCGCCGCGACCGTTGTCCCACAGCCACCAGTCAAGCCAGCCGTCCGGGTCGATGATTTGCACGGCGTCTTCAAATGCGCCCCAGATGGATTCGTGCAGCTCGCCCTCGGTGTCCATGCACCCGGCCTTGATCGCTGCGTTGCAGGCATCGTCTAAGCGATTGTATGAGGCTGTCAGGGTTTCGATGATGCCTTGCCAGTGTTTGATTTGTTTTGTGCGGTTCATTTTGTTTGATGGGTAAGCGAGCAGTTTCTCGACATGCTCAGGTCGGCATGGGGAAATCAGAGCAGCGTCAACTGCGACTTGGCGTTTGCGAGGTTTTGCGAAGCTTGGTTGAAATACGATTCTTTTAGCTCACTGCCGGTGAACTTACGGCCAAGCTCAAGCGACATCACGCCTTCGCTTCCGATGCCGGTAAACGGCGAATAAACCAAATCGCCAGGATTTGACCACAGCGTCACGGCTCGTTCGATGACATCGAGCTGGAGAGGGCAAAGGTGTTTTTCGTCGGAGGGGCATCGAGCGGCCCTCACGTTAAGGACGTTAGTTTGCCGAATGTCCATCCAAACGGGAGAAGCCCACTGCTGCCACTGATCCAACGGGAAATCCTCGCGGGAATGCGTCACCGGGTTCTCCTTCATTTCCTCGGGATCACCCCACTTGCGGAAGATCATCAGATACTCCGCCATGCCGGTGCGCGTGTATTTCGAGTTGCCGCGAAGCTGCTTGTAAAGCAAGCCTTGCGCTTTTGTCCGCTGCATCTCAATCACGGGGTCTTTCCAGATTGTAACCTCGGCATGGTAAGCCCATCCAAGCTCAACGTGGGCGCGGATGATTTCACCCCGAAAGTCTCGCATCCCCGCCTTGCCGTCCCGGTTCGTGTAGTTCACGAGGTTCTTGCAATGCACAGCGGAAAGGCAACCGGGTTTTGTGATTCTCATCTTTTCAGCGATCAGGAACTTGTAATGCTCCATAAACTCCGCGTCATTGGAACAATTCCCCATGTCCTGCGCATCGGCGCTGTAGATGTAGAGCGAGGCGAACGGCGGCGAGTAGATTGAAAAGTCAATCGAGTTGTCGGCTAGCGACCGCGCGTAGCGGACGCAATCAGCATTGGCCACCGTCCACCCGTCGCCCGTTTTTGTAGTAATGTCAGTTTTCATTGTCAGTTGTTTGTCGTCTTCGTTTCTCAGGTATTTTGCAGCTTGTTTCATCGCGACCTGCATTTTCCGGTGAGCGTCAATCTTCGTGTTGACCACGGAAAGAATGCTTTGCTCATTCGGACCTTGGATCACCCATGCCGTAACCGGGAGCTTTTGACCGAATCGGTAGGACCGGCGAAGCGCCTGGTAGAACTCCTCGAATGAGTAGGTCAACCCGACGAAAACCACCGTGCTGCAATGCTGCCAGTTCAGGCCGTGGCCTGCGATCCCTGGCTTGGTGATGATGACCCGTGACAAGCCGGTCGTGAACGATTCCAGCTTGGACTCCTTTTGCGCCGAGGTGTCACTACCCCGAACCTCAATGGCTTCCGGGATCAACCTTTGCAGCTCGTCCGCTTCGTAATTCGTGTTGCACCAAACAATAACCGGCCCGTCAGTGCATGCCACAATGCGCGCGGCTTCCTTGCATCGAGCCGGGCAGGAAATCCGCATCTCCCTGTGAATCGTCGTAGCGTTCAGTTCCGGGTTGCGGAAAAGCTCGCCGTCGTCAGCGCCTTCCGTTTCGTCAATTTCAACGAAAACCGGAGTCATGGTGAGTTGAGGAAGGACGTAAGCCGATCCGTCAAAGCCGATATCTTCAGGGTTGGAAACGCAAGCGGCCCAACCCGAAACCCATTCCCAAAAGTCAGCCTCCGCGTGGCCCTTGAGTCGGTAGCTGCCAAAGTTCATCGTGTCGTTGATGAACCAGCGGGAAAGCATCTCATTCGACGGCATCACCCCAAGGAACTCGGCGTGCTGGCCAAACTCCATGAAGTCATTGGGCGCTGGCGTAGCAGTGCAACAGAGCCGGTAGGGATGATGGGCGAAAGTATCAGTCAGGAGCTTTCGGGTCTTTCCGGTGAAGTTCTTGAGGATTGAGCTTTCATCAAGCACGACTCCGACAAATTGCGAAGCGTCGAAGTGTTCCAGCTTTTCGTAATTGGTGACGAAGATTCCGCTGCCTGCGCATTCGTCCTGGTCTTTGACCACCTTGGCGGCAATTCCAAACTTCGTCGCTTCCTTCATCGTCTGATGAGCGACGGCGAGCGGAGTGAGGATCAACACCATGCCGCCCGTGTGCATCGCTACCTGATGCGCCCACTCGAGCTGCTGGAGGGTTTTCCCAAGCCCGCAATCCTCGAATAAGGCAGCGCGTCCTTGCTTGACCGCCCACTTGACGACGTGAGCCTGCCAGTCGAAAAGAGGCGCGGTGATTGGCAGCGGGTCAAAGCCTTGAGACTTTGCCTTGCGGCCCTTGGTTTTAACGAAGTCGTCGTAAGTGGTATTTGTCATGCGCCGGACTCGCTACCCCGCTGCCGGTCCCGCCTCAACAAAAAAGGCGCATCCCGCAAAAATAAACCTGACGAAAAAACTTGCCAGCCGTGCCGCCTTTACGAGCTGTAAGCCTCGCTAGCCCGTCAAGTTTTTCCCGCTGTATGACACAACTATTTTTGACGCTTTTTCTCGTCAAGCGAGCCGGTCGGGGGGATTGTGCGGCTGTCAACCGACACCAACCAAACGACACCATGACCACTATCCGCCGCAACTCTAAAGCCATCCGCGAGATCCTTTTGGCTGGCTACACCGCTAAAGCTTACTCGCTCGACAACGGATTTTCAGGCGAGTCTTGCGCCCTTGAATGGGTACGAGGTCACTATGACCGGCTTCCGTTCGCCAAGGCTTCCAAGCACGGCGAGCGCGTGACGATCAGCATTCACGGCAATCTCTGGTATGAGCTGACGCCTGAGCTTGTGAACGCCTAACCTTTCCCGCCCCGCCAGCCGGTGACTTGTCGTTAGGTAACGGCGAGCGGCGGCGGGGAACCACTCATTACCATGACACCAACCCAGATCGCAAACCTTGAGGCAGTCCTGCTCATGCTAGCCAGAGACTACAAAAACGCCTCGCCAACCGCGTCCGCCGCATATGCCAACGCCGCCTCACTCCTTATTGAGGCCGCGAGCAAGCCAGCCCGCCGCACCCGGCGCAAACTTACCACGCCATGAGCCTGCTCGCCGCCGTTTTCGTCTGGGCTGGTTTGTCCATCCTCGCCCTTGTCGCCTTCAACCTTCTTTCCCGATCCAACTATTACCGATGAACACACCGATCACTGATGCAGCTTTAGATAAGTGGGCACGCGGAGGAACCTCCAGCGAAACGATCATTCCGGCAATGCGCCGCCTTGAACTCGACCGCGCTGCGCTGATGGACGCTTTGTGCGAAATCCACATCCTCTCCCATGATTACAGCGGAGAGGGATCTATTGCGCTAAAGGCCATTGAGGCCGCCCGCGCCAACTTTC